CAAGGACAATTACCAGATGGATCAGTCATTGCTACAGCAGCTGATGTTGCACAGGCACTTGCTGACGCAATAGCTGCTCAAGGTGCTGCTGAGTCTGCACAACAGGCTGCTGAGGCTGCTTTAGAGAGCTTTGATGACCGTTACCTAGGACCTAAAACTTCTGACCCTACAGTGGACAACGATGGTGATCCATTAGCTGATGGCGCTTTGTATTTTAACACCACAGATAATGCCGTTAAAGTGTATGACTTAGGCAGTGATTCTTGGCTCACTTTTGGTTTATCTAGTTCAGAACTAGATGATATTTCAGCAGTAAACAGCATTAGTACAGATGTAACAACAGTTGCAGGAATTTCAACAGAAGTGACTGCTGTAGCTTCTGATGAAGCAGATATTGGAGCAGTATCTACTAACATTGCTGATGTAAGTATTGCAGCAAATAATATCATAGCTATTCAAAATGCGCCTCAAGCTGCGTCTGATGCACAGACAGCTTCTTCAAATGCTTTGATTAGCGAAAATAATGCCTCTAGCTCAGCCAGTGATGCCCTTACCTCAGAGCAAAATGCAGCCACATCAGAAAGCAATGCACTAACTAGTGAGCAGAACGCAGCTCAGTCAGAGTCTAATGCTGAAACCAGTGAGATAAATGCAAGCAATAGTGCTTCAGCTGCTTTGACAAGTGAACAAAATGCAGCTAACTCTGCTTCTGCCGCACAAACTTCTGAAGACAACGCTGAAACTTCAGAAATCAACGCTTCTAACTCCGCATCTGCTGCCTCTACATCAGAAAGTAACGCTTTAACCAGCGAACAAAATGCAGCTACATCTGAATCTAACGCATTAACCAGTGAGCAGAATGCTTCCAACTCTGCCTCTGCAGCGCTCACTAGCGAACAAAATGCTTCAAATTCTGCTGATGCAGCAGCAACAAGTGAACAGAACGCATCTGATAGTGAGCAAGCAGCACAGCAAGCGGCTACAGACGCTGAAACAGCACTCGACAACTTTACTGACCAGTACCTAGGTGTTAAGGCATCTGATCCAGCCACAGATAATGATGGAGACACTCTCCTTCAAGGCACCATTTACTACAACAGCACGGATGGCCAGCTCCGTATTTATGATGGTGTTAACTGGCAAGATGCGGCTTTCAATGCTTTAGGGACTGTCACATCATTTAATGGCCGTGACGGTGCTGTAAGCCTGACCAGCTCAGACGTTACCAATGCGTTAGCGTACACTCCTTATGATGCAAGTAATCCAGATGGGTACATTAGTGACTATACTGTCACATCTACAGACGTAACAACTGCACTAGGGTATACTCCTTTGCAGTCTGGGGATAACGTATCTGTCCTAACTAACGACGCTGGGTACATAAGCGACTATACTGTAACCTCAAACGATGTAACCACGGCCCTCGGTTATACTCCATACGACGCTTCTAACCCTGACGGGTATATCTCAGATTACACAGTAACTTCTACTGATGTTACTACAGCTTTAGGCTACACTCCTCAGGATGAAGCGACTGCCTATGACAGTGCAGACTTTGACACAGACTTTGGAACCAAAGATACTGGCGATTTAAATGAAGGCGCTGCCAATCTTTATTACACAGACGCCAGAGCAAGAAACGCACTTTCTGCTTCAGGCGACCTGAATTATAACAGCACTACTGGAGTGTTTTCTGTTACTGTTCCTGCAGGTTATGATTCTTCTGATTTTGACACAGACTTTTCTACTAAATCCACAGATGATTTGAGCGAAGGCACTACTAATCTTTACTATGCAAATAGTTTGGTAGAGTCTTATCTTTCTGGCGGAACTGGGATAAATTATTCAAGCGGGACTATATCGCATGAAGATACGTCATCACAAGCTTCTGTAAGCGCCAGCGCAGATACTTTTGTTTCAGCCGTAACATTAGATACCTTTGGTCATGTTACAGGTCTTGTAACCGACACTGTTTCAGGCGGCAGCCAGCCTAACGATGCTGCAATCTCTGTTTCTGCTGGAACAGGGTTAACCGGTGGCGGGACATTTACAACCGACCAGTCGTTTAACGAAACAATTACTGTTTCTCATTCTGACACTTCATCACAAGGCTCTGTTAATAACAGTGGATCAACAGTAATACAAGACATCTCTGTTGATGGCTTTGGACACATTACTGATATAAACAGTAAAAACATTAGTGCTTCAGATATAACGATTCAAAGAAACGATTTGCCCTCAGGGAGCATATTACAAGTAGTAGAGAGCAAACAAACAATAAATGCAACTATCTCTTCTACTAACTTTACTAACACTGGACTTTCTGCTTCAATAAACCCCACAAGCTCTTCAAATGATATTCTTGTGATGGTTACCCCAAATGCTAGGCTTTATACTACAGAACAGCTTGATAGAGAGTGGGAGATTGCAATTTATGAAGGCGGGACCGCAAAATTTATTAGATCTACTGAAGGTTTACAAGGACAACCAGCTTCTGTAGGTGGTTTTAGAATCTATCCGGCAATAACTGCGCATTTTGTAGACTCTCCCGGATCTACTTTCACACAAACGTATGAAGTTCGCGTAAGAGTGGCAAGCACAGCCGGATCTACTACTTGGGATTTTAAAAGTTCTCACAATTCTGTAATAACGCTTATGGAAATTAAAAGATGAATAATTTTTACACAACTATTGCACTTAACAACCTTTCTCCGGGCTCAGAATGGGCTATTAGAGACGGTAATATTGAATGGCTTTCTGATGATGCTGAAAAACCTTCTGATAAAGAAATAAAAAAAGAAGTGGATAGGCTGATCAAAGAAGAGCCCGCTAAAGAAATTAGGCAAAAAAGAGACAGTCTTCTTTTGCAAAGTGATTGGGTTGTAGTAAAATACCTTGAAACAGGAGAAGAATTACCACAACAGTGGAAAAAGTATAGGCAAAGCCTAAGAGACGTGCCTCAACAAGATGGTTTTCCAAAGGAAGTAAAATGGCCAAACCAACCGGGCTAAGCGATAACTTATCCCCTTGCGTAGATATTTGTAAGCTTAACAGCGATTTTGTGTGCATTGGATGCGGGAGGAATATAGAAGAAGTTTTAAAGTGGACTGAATATACAAACAAACAAAAGCAAACAATTTTAGACCGAATATTTGTGAATAAGGAATAAGCCAATGGAACCTGCTTTAATTATTAATATCATCATGGGCTTTGTACTTGTTTTAATCGGTTGGTTTATGCGAGTCATGTGGGACAGTATTAAACGATTGCAAACGGATATGTCAGAACTAGAACGTCATGCCTCTGAGACCTATGTGCGTCGTGATGACTATCGTGATGATATGGCTGAGGTTAAGACCATGCTACGCCAGATCTTTGAGACGATTAACAATAAGGTAGATAGATGATTAAAGAGCTACTAGGCGCAGGTCTTGGCACCGCTGTTGATAATGTTCTAGGCAGGTTCTTTCAAGACAAGGATAAGGCAGCTGAGGCAGCACAGGAGCTTCGCATGGCTATGCTGGAGCATGAGCAGACAGCACAACAGGTTGCTAGGGACGTGGTAGTAGCCGAGGCTAAATCAGAGAACTGGATTACTTCTGCTTGGCGCCCTATGGTTATGATAATGTTTGCTGTGATGATTGGTAACAACTACATCATCGCGCCTTACCTTGATGCAATCTTTGGTACTAGCGTGATGTTTGATATGCCAGATCAAGCATGGAACCTACTGAGCGTAGGCTTAGGCGGGTATGTGGTAGGCAGAAGCGCTGAAAAGACTATGAAAGAATATAAAAAGAAGGGCGCATAGAGCGCCCCACATAATAACTACAAGTAGCCCTCGATGATCTTGTATCTTCGGGGGTTTTTTGTTTCTAGCCTTCTCGTAACTTCGCTAAAGTCTGCGTGTGATAGCATCTTAGCGTTATCTACAGCACGAGTCTTTACCTGCTCTGCGTACTTGCTGTCTAACAGATCTACAGCAGCTTGTTTGTAATCACGGTTGTGGATAGCGTGTAGCATGCCCTTGAAGCTCATGAGAGTTGGAACCCCTAGGTTGTACCCCATGTCAATGAGAACGTCTCTTACGTTGTCTGGTTGCTCCTCTAAAGGAAAGCTGTGACGAAGCTCACTGGTGTGTCGTTCAAGATCACGCTTTAGTAGCACTTCTGCCCACTCCTCAGCGTCTCTTTTGCTTTTCCATTCTGTCCTGCTGAACAAGATCATAAGCTCTGACAGAGACAGTGGGTTAGCTTCTAGGTTGCGACCATAGCCAATAGTGGTCTTACCAACCGTGTCTTTGTACGGCTTATCCTCAAAGCCCTCAAAGCGTTTAGTACGCTCAATGATCTTATCAG